TAAAGAATTACAAAAACCTCTTGAACCTCTTGCTTTCTTAGGCATCTTTTTTCTAATTTTGATTGGTCTGTTTGTGTGTTTTTTAATTTCTTGTGTAGTGGATTCTATCCATTGATCTACATTTTGTTTAATGCCATATACTTCTAATCCATTTTGACTAGGAGCAACGATGTATACTTGTTCCCCCATTTGCCACTGTTTTATTTTTAGTTTAAATTTGACAAATCGCTCGTTGGTGTATTCACCTTTTATATCTAAAATTTGATTTTCGTTGAATGTAACTCTCCAGTAAACCGGTTTCCACCAATTACAATATCCTTTTTCAACGTTCACATAATCGATATTTTTTTCTTGAAAAGACTCATGATACTTTTGAAAACCATCATGTCCACCAACACCGCCAAGTATTACCAAATCTCCTTGTTGAATATTTTCAACATCTGAAAATATTTCTAAACCAGATCTTATACTGATTGTATTTGCCAATTGAAGACAGGTACGTCTACTGGTTCCTAAGTCTAAACCTTTGGGTATTACTATTCTTTTGTATGATTTATTCGTCATCAAGGTTCTTTAAAAAGTCCCTTAATTTTGTTTGATCTGTATTATCTGTATTGGCTTTGTGCAACGACTCTCCCTTTGTAGGATTAGGAACTTTTTCTTGAGGTTCTGGCGAATCAGTTGCATTATCTTCTATAACTGTTGAAGTTTTTTTCAATGAATTGTATATGGTACTATTACCACCACCACTACCGTAATTTTGTCCCGACTCGTCTTCTGCTAAATCTCTAATTCTTAAACTGTCTATATCAAATTCTAAATCAATCTTTTGACCAACACCACTAGATGATCTGGTTTTCATTAATTGTATTTGATATCTACCACGCTCACGCATCGCTCTTGATGTGAATATACCAAACACATTGTCAGCAGTTTGTATTTTACTTAATCCTCCTGCTATGTGCGAATGATCAAATTCTATTTCTTCAACTGCACCTCTGTTCAACTGTGATGCTGTTACAAATATTACATTTAATTCCATTGATAAGTTTCTTAATTCTTCAGAAACAAATTTGTCTTTTACAAAAAGATCAGCCGGTGATACTTTTTTATTGATTGGCATCATGAGATCCAAATAGTCAACTAGTATAACATCTAGTTTACTGCCAGTTTTAATTTCATATTCTTTGATATAACTTCTTAAATCGTTTGTGTTCTTACCACTGCTCATGTATTTGATTTGAAACTTGCCTGATTTTTTACCAAGCAGTTTAACTTTCATTTCTACACCATCTAAATCTTTAAATATTTCTCTAGCAGGCACATCAGTCAGCATAGAATCTAATCTCATACTTACTAGTGCTTCACTTAATTCAAAAGTTATGTATGCAACATTCAATCCATTTAATACCCAATTACAACCTAAGTTTGCAAGGAACAAACTCTTACCTGCTCCTGATCCACCAGCAAAAATGTTAAGTTCACCTTTGTTAAATCCGCCAAACAGTTTTCTGTCTAATGTTGTCCAGCCTGTGCTCACTTGTCCATTTTGATCTTTTAACCCCATCAATCTTGCTTTGGGATCGTCAAAATAATCTGTTCCTATATCTTTGTGTAATCCTATTTGTACTGCCTTCTTGACCAATTCTTCAACAGGACCGTACTCGCCGTTTTCTAACATATCGGCACTTTTTAAAATTGCTCTTTCTAAACTTTTGTGTCTGATAAATGTTTCAAAATCGTCTAATAGCCAATTAAAATGTTCTTCAGTCAAACTTTCTGCTGGCTTTAATTCAATATTGCACGACTTGTTCACAATGTCGTATGTTGGCAATGAGTTGTATTCTGCTACATATTTGTTAACAAAGTCTGCTGTTTCTTGAAGTTTTCTATCAAACAGTGTGTAATCAAATATGGATTGACAACGCACAAATGTTTCTGCGTCACACAACATCATTTCAAGATACAGTTTCTGTATCTCGTAACCGTAGTCTTTATTTTGTTTCACCATTGTCCTTATTATACCACATTTCGTTGGAATTGTCAATGTGCTTTTGATATTTGGCACACACCGCACCTATACATGATCCTGGGTCGCCTGGATTTTTTGGCACCCATATGTCGTCCCAAACTGATTCTAATTTAGTTACTGCCGTTTTGTTTAATGCACAACCACCAACTAAAATTATGTTTGATGTGTTGATATTCATTTGTATCCATGAACTTGCACACATCAACACTTGTTCAAAAATGTGCTGTGTAGTTGCGGCTAGATCAGCCATGTCTTCTTCTGTGTTTAATTCTGGTCTCCACCAATTACAACCTCTATGCAGATTTATTCTTGTTTTGAAAGGCATTCTAGTGTCTATAATTTCTTCCATCATCATTCTATGATACTTTCTCCAATTACCTTTTTTCGCCAATTGTTCTAATTTGTATTCTTCTGCGTTTGCTTTGAATCCACATCTTTGTGTCATTGCTGAATAAAATAAACCTATGCTGTGTGGATAACGTTGTGTGTACTTCTTCTCCAACCTGGTACCTCTGCCGTGCCAAATAGTAAATGTTTCAAACTCACCAATCGAATCTAAAACAATAACTGCCGCATTTTTAAATCCCGATGTGTAATATCCATATGCCGCATGGCTATGATGATGATCAACATATTCTATAGGAACATTGTGTACACCAGATTTTGCCAAAAACTTTTTAATATCATTTTCTTTCCATTTCCAACCTTGTCCTGCAATCAGTTGTCTCATAGTTTTCTTCCAAGGCTTTTCATAAAAATAAATCTTTGCAGGGTAGGCCCATTTAGGATTTGCTCTTACTTCTGCCATTAGTTTAGGACACAACGTTGGATCTCCAGCAACACCACTAAAATCTTTGCTCATGCCTGCCCATTTTAATCTAAGATGGTAATTAGGCGTTAATCCTTTTACCTTCCATTCCATCACTGCCAAACTGGCATCGTGATTATTTCCTGTTATTCCCCAAATGATCATCTTTCAATTACCCATGCTCTGTGATAAAAGTCATCAATGTTTCTTTGAATCAGCGATTTTGCTAACTCGTTGGCTTTTATTTTATTCATAGGACCATATTCCTTTTTTGTTTTGTTGTCCAATGTTTTCATATCCATTGGGTCTTTATGTATTCCTTCTAAAACGTAATACATTCTACTTGTATATGAACGGGTCTCTCTTTTGCAATTCTCTAATCTTCTTCTTGTACTTGATGTAGTTTACAAGTTTAGTGATAGGAAAAAACAAAATTGAGATCGCTTTTTTTAAAAAATTCTTTATGCGAACCATTTTTTCATCCTTAGTTTAGTTTTTAGTTGTGAATCTTCAGCATTCTTTATTATTGTATACAATGTATGAAGTCTACCATATTTACACACAGCATCGTTGACGTCTTTGACATCTTGGTCCCAATCCGGCATACTCACACTCCAGCCTGCTTCGAAACTATCCCAAACTAATTTTTGTCCTGCGTCATCTCTGTCAGGAACCACAATCACATGTTTTCCTAAACTGTTTACCAATGTTGATTGTTGTTCTTTAATTTCACTACCCAGTAACGCAATCCCGTCAACGGCAATAGCATCGATAGGTCCTTCCATTGCTACAATATATTTTCTATCATCATCTTGTGCATCTGTGTTAAACACATATCCTGGTTGTTGTTCTGACAAATATTTCACTTTGCTTTCCACAACTTTCCTGGCTGTGTATCCCACAATTTTTGATTGATGAATAAAAGGTATGATTAATCTATCTCTAAATCCTGCTTCAGGACTCCAGTAAAAATCATAATCATCGAGTGTTAATTTTCTTTTAGCAATGTATTCCATCACAGAAAATAAATCTTTATCAACTCCACTGGGTTCTAAATCTTTGTATGTTGCCCACTCGTATATTGGTTTTGCTTTGGGCGGAAGTTCTTTAACTGTAAATTTTGGAAGTGTGACAATTGACTTGAATCCTGTATCATCTGTCTTTTGTTGTAAAACTTGAAGTGCTAGTTTTGTGATTACATCATCGGGCATATTCAACCACCTCATAAATTTTTTCATTTTATAAGATAAGTTTCTCCCAATACGCCAACTTGTTTTAAATCCACAGTTGAAACAATGAAAACTCACACTCTCGTCTGCCTTAGCAATCAATCCACCTCTTTGTCTAGTGTCAGGAGTTGTTCCATTGTGTCCACAACACGGTGCATTAAAAGCCACCCAACCACTAGGTGTTTGTTTTCTTTTGGCAGGAAGATAAGTTTGTAAAACGTCAAGCACAATGTTCATGCTGTTATTATAAGTTAAAATGTGATAAAAGTCAATTAATTTCGAATTAATATTTTGGTAACACTACCAGAAGTCAGTGTGTGTTTGAATCTCAAATAACTGTACACTCCATTGAAGTTTACATATTTCAAGTTATTTGCATCTGTGGATGCGAATGTATTAATGTCTGTCCAAAATGTGTTTCCATCAATCTGATTGGCAAGGGTGCCTTGTACAACTATGTCACCAACTGCTTCGTCAAGATAATAAGCCACAGTGTGCAATGCTGAATTACCATTTATGGTTGGTTCTGCTGTTACTGTTTCTGAAACGAACACACCCGAACCTGGGTTGTCTTCGATGAATGTTGTCACAGAGTACGAGTCAACTGGACCTGGGAACTCTTCTGTGCTGATGTACACTGTGCCTTTATTTTCAAAATTTACACCACTGTGCAATATAGTTTTTGTTGAATCAGAATTTTTTTGTAGATACACTGTGTAGTGCATGTATTGTGATTTAATGTTTAATAAGTCATTTTCTGTTATTGTAACTGTGAAATGTCCCACTTTGCTGGGAGTAGAAGTTTCAATCACAGTACCGTCTCTTGATACTATTAATCTGTTATTTTCATCATACAATTGAAACTTGGGCGTATATGTGTTCAATATAGATACAGGTTTCTGATCTGCATTAAGCACATTGAACTGAATTGGGTTGTCTATTCCTTTAGCGATGTTTAAATTTCTTTGATACACTGATCTATACTCCGTTATTTCTCCTGCCAGGTTTGCGGTAAGAGTTACATTGTTATTTAATAAATATTTCGAAACAAGTTGCATAATCTTATGTATTTATTGATATTAAAATGCTATTAAACGACATCGAAAAGAACTTTCCGTTTATCTCAGTCGTCGAATACGGCGGAAAAGAGTATGTTGGGGTAATCAACAACCAAGATAACTCCATCACCTCCATTTATGTGTACGAAGAAATACATGCAAATGCCAAGGAAGAGTTTATGAGTTTATGTCAAACTTGGTGGTGGGAAAGCAACAGAATGATCCCAATGGGTATATTTTTACGTAAAGAATTAATCAAATTTCGCGAGTGTTTGATGATGATGAACACGAAAGATGTCAATGTAAAGATAGGTCCTGTCACAAGTCTTAACAATCTTGCTATGAAACGAAGTAAGAGAAAATCAGTTCAACTAGTTCGTAAACCTAAATAATCAAGTTAATTGTTCACAGATAAGATTCATGTGTACCACCACTGCGAATGCATATGATGTTGCGTGAGATTTCTTAAAAAAGTATTTGTCATCGGTCGGCTTTGTCCATACTTCTTGCATTATTGTGTTCCAATCTTTGTGTAGAAGGTATCTTTTACTTGGACGAATTATTGCTAATACAGCCGCTAATTGTTCTATATTTTTTGGTTTTAATGTTTTTAATATTTCAGTATGTCCGTTTAAATGAAAGACTTGATCACTAAATTCTTTCGCTTCTAACAATTCCCACATTGGTTTTGTTGTCATCAACTTGATCAAATGATCATTGTCTTTGACATCTTTATAGATACTAACATTCAAACAATCCAATTTAAAATATTTTCTATTTTCAGCAGTTTCATAATCTAAAGTAGATAGATTAGTTGCAGGATCATGTGGAATCTCTGTAAAGTAAACACCTGTGTTGTGTTTTTTTCCACTTTCTAATTTGGCAACTCTGTGTTTTAGTTTTTCTAATAACACGTTTCTATCTGCAAAGTCTATATCTACATCAAACATTATAATACCAATTTACTGTGTCCGCCACCTATTTCACCTTTAACCCAAACATTAAACGACATTGTGTATCTCACATTAGTTGTGCTAGTGTTGGCTTCAACACTGTGATTTAAAAAACTTGGAAACATAACTAAATCCCATTTCTTTGGACTAATTGCCATTTTAGATTGATGATAAAGATAACTTCTTTTATTAACATAATCAAATTCATCTTTGTGATCCAGTTTAACTGTGTCTGTAAAAATATTTGTATGATTTTTATCTTTGTGAAACACAATATTTGCTGTGTCTTGGCAGTCTGATAAAAATAATACTCCAGATACTAAACTGTTACTGTGATAATGTTCCTGTATAAAATGGTTATGTTCATATTTATTACACCAACTTGTTGTGATAACAAATTTATGTTTTTCGTGTATGTCTAAATATCCGTGCATAAATTCGCTTACCTGTGTTTCAATTTCATTTTTGAGTGGCATCAAGTTTTCATTATCTAGTACATAATCATCTTTAGATATGTATGATACTTTGTGTGATCGTTCAACGTATTCTATTTTTTCTTTTAAAAACTTTTCACTTTCTTCGTAAGGTTGTATTTGTGTTTGACAAAGTGGTATCCCAAACAATGGAACAACGTTGTGTTCTTTGATCATAGTTTTGCCTCCTTTATAACTTCTTTCACCATTTCAACATCAGCAGGTAATCTCTTAAACCTAAGTGCCCAATGTGACGGATCCATAACTGGATATATAATCTGCAACTGTTCATCATTAAACTTCCTCATCATTTCTTTACCGCTTTTACAATTTAATATTAACCAAGGAGATATTTTTCCATCTTTAACATCGATCACCGCTCTGTTTAGACTTGCATATCTAAAATAATCTCCCCACGGTGCTTGTTTTTCATCTCCCCAATCCATCATTGTTTTAATTGATCTTTCCATGGCTGTTTCAACCGGTTCTCTCAAAATCAAATCACCTGCATATTTTAGATACATTTCCTCTCTGCACCAGTGATCTAATTTTACACCAGATGTCACAACATAATCGATGTATTTCATTGGATACAACGGTTTAACATTACTAATAAAACTGCCAAATTTTACAAATGCTGAGTAATAAGCAGATTTACAAAAGTCTTCATACGACTTTGGTTTACTAGATTTTTGACACAATTCATAAAATCTTACAAACGTTTGATATCCTAGTTGTACTCTGCGTTCGTCTTTTTGTGTGAATCTTCTTTTTTGTTCACACATATGCACAGTCAATGTTTTTTCTTTGGCAAACTTTGCGTTACAATATTTGCACGAATATAATTTTTCAATCATTAAAATGTTTTCTTAATTTGTTCTTTCGTCATTCCTGAATCTTCTGCTAACTGTTTTAATTCTTTAGTTGAGTTGATGCTTGCCAGTAATCTTAATTCGTCTTGTTTTCTAGATGGATATAATTTTTCTAAAAACTTCATTGCTTTTGCTGTACTGTTACTACCTTTTTGTTTGTATCCAATCCATTCGTGATATTTTATTGATTTCGTATCATTAGCAGTCATGCAAAGCAAATACCATAATAGTTTTTTGTGTTTGGATAATGTAAAAAAATGTTTATTGTAATACTGATTTGTTTTAAATATTTGTAATTGTTTTTCTTCTGATGTACCTTTGATAGCACTGGCATATCTGTTCAACAGATAAAACGATACCTGTTTGCGTTCGTCATCAGACAAGTCGTTCCATACATTTTTAGCATTCATGTCGATAGCCGCCAATATATCTTTTAAAGGTAGTTTGTTAGTGTTGTTTACCATCTGTCTTCTCTAATTAAATTATATATTAATTTTAACTTCTTTAACTGTATTTGTAAAGACTTGTTTCCTTCAGATGCATAATCTACAATTTGGCTTATCTCTAATTCTGTCAAATGCCAGTCTGGGTATTTTGGTTCTTCAATCAACACCCGCTCACCTTTGCCATTAATTGGTCGTGCATACACTGTTGCTCCGCCATCGGGACTCTCGTAAATCATTGCAGGTTCTTTTTTTTTTGGCATTATAATAATGACGTGTATTCTATACTTTCACACTGTCTTGAAATATCTTTTACAAAAAAAGCACAATCTGGTTTTTTTGTATTTGTTAACGGTATTGATAGCAGTTGATTGTTTTTTATTTTTGGAAAATACCATTTAACATCGTTGTAAAAATTTATAACATTAACTTCAAAAAAGTCTGCTTTGAATCCAGTTAACGGATTAAAAATAAATGCTGAAAATCCTCTGTCTGCAATACTGGTTAACGGCACAACTTCAACTGTGTTACTGTCTTCTTTGTCTCCCACGGCTATGCTCCAATCTAATGGCATAGTAATCTCTTTACCACCAATATCTAAAACTATTGCCGGAGCATTGAAAGATTCAATGTAAATCAATGGCAAGAAAAAGAAATCTGGTTCTTTTGGATTACTGTTATCTAACACACTGAATGCCATATCGTCTGATACTGTGTGCGGCATCTTGTCTAGATCGTATGGAGTATTTTCCACTGTTAATATTTTCATTTGTTTGTTCCTTCCATAAATGAATGAGTTATGTCGCTGTGATCGTAATAAAAGTAGTGAGTGCCTGTGTTGGGTGCCTGATATTTTGCCTCTAATGGAAGATAAATTCCTGATGTAAACGATGTACCGTCTTCTGACTCTGAGCCATGTATATGCCAAGGATTGTCAACACTTAATATTGGTGTGTTAGTGGCATATGATACAAACTGCATACAAGCGTCATGAAATTTGTCATGTATTAATTTGATGTGTTTGCCTTGATCTTTTTGTGTGTTACTGGCATGAATTATTAAAGCAACTTCTTCTTGTTGAAGTTTACTAGCAAGATTTTCGCCTCCCCAATAATAATTTCCTACAAGATCATTACAGATAAGAGCACCAATTTTCAGTTTTTCTTCTCCTGCTGTAAGTGTAATAACTGGAGTTTTAGTTTCTTTTTCACAATCTGAATCAAAACTTACAATTTTAGTTTTTTTCGTAGACCCAATGTATTCTCCTTCTTGATTGTAAAATCTTAATTGATTTGATTTGAATCCAAAGTAAGCACCATTAATTTTATCTTTGTCGTCTAACCAAAGTGTTCCTATGATCAATCCCAACTTGTTGCTTGAAGCATACTCTACTAATTTTGCCATTGCATCTTCAGTTTCTTTGCAAGTGTTCAAAGTAAATGCTGGTGTGTTGTATCCACTCAATGATGTTTCAGGTGTAAACAAATAATCTACTTTGTTTTCTACTGCCCATTCGCATGCTTTCATTATTGCTTCAGCATTTGTTTTCACATCATTTGTTACTGGTATTTGTGCTCCTGCTATTCTCATTTTGTCCAATCCAACTTTTCTATTGTAAAAGGATAATTTGCATCCTTATAAAATTTTTTTCTATGTGTTAAATGTCTTTTAGCAAATTTACAACTTGAAGTTAAGTCCCATATCTGCACAAAGTCTTTGTCTTCTGCCTTACGTATGCCTCTTCCAATTGATTGAATCACTCTAACAAACGACTTGCCTGGCTCAATTAATATTAGATTGAATATTCTTGGTATGTTAATACCCACACTGGCTACACCATAAGTTGCTATGATAACTTTGTTAGTGCCTTCTTTGATTGTATCGTAAGTTTCTTTTCTATCTACTAACTTGGTTTCTCCTTGAATAAACACACTATCATCTACTATTTCGCTCAAGCTCTTTCCTGCTGTTAATCTATCAACCAACACAAGAGTGTTTCCTCCGCTTTTAATTTTATTAATCATCTTGCCAATGTATTCTATTCTTTTTTCATTAGTGACCAAGTATTTTAATTCTTCTTGATAATTTGTATGAACTTCGGTATCGATCAGTTGTACAACATTCACATGACATGTAGATAATACACCCTTGTCTTGCAATTCTTTTGCTGATATTTGATTAACAACAGGACCTATACTTGCTAATATACTTTGAAATTCAAATTGTTCTTTAGGCACTGTGCCTGTTAACCCCCATCTTACAGGAGCATTTTTTAGATGCTGTGTTAATAATTTTTTAAGAACTTCTGCTTTGGCTTGGTGAACTTCGTCTATAATAACAGTTTTAACACCTTCTAAAAAATCAGACAATGTCAAAACAGATTCGCCTGCTTTAGATTTTTTATCTAAAACATTTAAACTTTGCCAAGTACAAATTGTGTGTGTACGGTTTAATTCTTTTCTATCTCCAAAGTAAACACCAACATCTAAACCAACATTGATATAATCTTCTTCTGTTTGAGTCACAAGACCTTTGTTGGGCACAATTACTAGAGTACGTCCAAATTTTTCGCATATACTACTCAATGCCGCTGTGATAATTGTTTTACCAGCACCAGTGGCAACTTCCTGTAAACTTTGTGGTTCTTTAATAAAATTATTAATTACATCAACTTGATAATCTCTCAGTTCGATTGGTTGACCTTCGCATATGTGACCTTTGGGCCACGACTTACTTGCAAAAAAATCTTTAGTAACTTTATCAAATGTTAAATCAAACTTTTCTCTTTTGTCATCTACTTCTTCTATCTCAACACCCGATTCGTTAAGATATTCTATAATTTTATCCAAATGATTAACGTATCCATTACCACCTAAACCAAAGAAACCAACCTTACCATCCCATCGTCCCAGTTTGTATTGTGGTAAGTACCTTGCATAAGGAACTGAAAATTTTAGTTTGTTAGCAATCTTTCTTCTAACATCAACAGGCAATCCTTCAATTTTTACATTGACTTCATCTGTGATTATAATTTTACATCTCATACAGTGTCTGCTCCAAAATGAACTTGACTCCAAAAACTATCTTGACCATTGATTTGTAATTGTAAATCAATTGTGCCAACGTATTTGTCTACCTTAGAATAATTTCTAGTGTTATCACAAATTAGTACTGCTTCTGATTCCCATTCAGATGTCAGTAATGGCTTTGGAATCTTCTTACTAGTAATATACACTATTTTTGTTGATTTTGCAAGTGAATTATTTAATTGATTATCTTTGATGTAGTCATTAAATTCTTTACCAAAAGTTGTTGAGTTTTTGCATCTTGCCATTACAGCAATTTCATTATTTGGTATAATGTTTTTAAACAGTTTGTGTGTGCTATGCAAATCTGCTAGACATTCTTTTTCAGTGGAACCGCTAATAATTACCAGTAACGGAAATCTTCTCAATTCTGTAATGGTTTCGATTACTTGTTCCATGGGCCATTTTTTTAAATCTAAATTTATTCGAGGCCACTGTCGTTCCAATATTGCTTTACTTAATGCAGATAAACTGTGTGTCGACTGTGCTAATTCTTTTTGGTCAAAGTGTTTTAATCCTAATTTTTCTTTTCTATCATAATACAGATACAAATTTTCTTTAACAGGATCACCAAAATATTCTTGATGATATTTTGTTACAGTTTCGGAACTGTTTTTAATTTGATAATTATAAATTCCTGGCACATACTGATCGGATTTTTTATAAATTTTTTCGCATTGATCATAAACATCAAGCAATACCGGATCTATATCTTTTATTTTGTTTTTAAATTTGGTTAAAAGTCTGTGTGTAACTTTTTCTGTGTAAGGCAATATGTATTTGTCTTTTAATTTTTGTGAATAGTATCTACTAATTGTGGGACCTAGTAATTTCTTAACTTCTGTGATAGTTTTTGAATATGTCATATTGAATGGAAATCTAGTTACAATCACTTTTTGTGGTGTAAATCCTGACCAAAACGGTTCTAAATATTTAGAGCCTTCTTCTAATCGCATATACTCGGTTCTATC